GCCAGTGTCACGGGGTCATAGTCAAAGCGGGGGGTTGTGTTGCCTACAGTCTCAATGAAGCCGGACGCATTGACACGGGTTGCGCCAGTGCCGCGTGAAAAGGTGATGCGGGGATCTAATACAGGATTGAGGAAGTCGAGCAGCATGGTCGCGCCGCTGTAGGGACTCATTGCCCCAACGCCGCGAGGCCACCGGCTTACATGGCCTGGGCCTTTTCCTCCCCAATGGACAGACATTAGATACCAGCACCTTGCGTGAAGTAAATGCGACCGCTCACGCCAGCAGCAATGGCAGCGATGTAAAGCAGACCACCTTGATCTGGGCTGAGAGTCAGAACTTCGTGAACGCCAGGACCAATCGGCAAACCGGCTGTCGTGGTCGCAGTGACGGTTACATCGCCCCAGTTGAGCCAGACAGTTGCCGTGCCGTTGTTCATCACGCGAACGGTCATCGGTGCATTGCAGTTACCAACAAGCACCCGCTGCGAGGTTGCAGACACATCAATATTGACGGTGTTTGCTTGAGCAGGAGAAAAAGAACGAACCATTGTAGAAACTCCTTAAAGGATACTTATCACATTATCTGAGGCACGTCACCAGCGAACCTTATCCGACCACCAGGCCGCGCTCATTTTGCCCTTGGCGATATTGCGTTTGTGCCTTGCTTTGAAGGATGCACGCTTCTTTTTCATCGCGTCAGATTCGCCAGCTTTGGGCTTTCCAGCGGTCTTTGCACCCTGCTCACCGAATCTTATCGTCTTGATCTGATCACCTTCTTTAGCGACCACGATATGCGACTTCTTCGGGTGGTTAGGCGTTCTCTTGGGCTTGTTGAACCCAGATACGCCAGCGCGTGCAAGGCGACCGTCTTTCTTCACCCCACCAGCCAGTTCGTGCCATTGCTCCAGACGGGAACTTGATTTGCGCCACCGCCTGCAACAGTTGCGCCAAAGGTTGCCACCGTGGAATCGGTTACATATCCCCGCGCCCCTGCATTGCCGACAGGGTTGGGAAGCTGGGCGAAGGTGCTTGGCGTGGTCTGAACCGTGGTGCAGACAACATTGTCGAAGTTGACTTCGATATATTCGATCAGGCTTGTGATCGAGGCGCGTCGACTATCGCCCTGATTGGTGACCCAAAGGACAACTTGATCGCCGCCGGAAAGCTGCGTGACCAATGGTAGCTGATTGATAACAGGCATTGATTAACTCCACTCGATGGGGCCATCAGGCCCTGCGTCAATAGTTGGGACAGGCTGATAGACGTAAGGGTCATCCCAGCGCCAAGGCTTGTTGCCCTGACCGATTGGCATGGTTTCAGGCAATTGTTTCTCAAGCGGGAACGCCGCACGCTGCATCAAGACGTTATAAGCGTTCTTGGCGAGCATCTTGGTATCGGGCGAGACGGTCTTGCCATATCCTGGGGCTATGCGAATGGCGAGATTCGTAATCACCGCTTCCCATGCGCTGTCAGGCGTAAAGGTTTCTGTGTCGAGATCCGCATCTTGTGGGCTGCTGGAGATGGGATAGCCAAGACGGATGCCTTGCGCGTTCCATTCCATCATCATTGCGTCCAAGCGGCGTAAGGCGCTCTCTAGCTGTTCAGGCTGAAGATCGAATATATATTCTGCTAAGCCTATTTCTTCAAAGGCTCCAGCAATGAATTGCCTTTTCGAATATCCCATTATTGACCCCCAGAATGCTGCATAAGATACAACGCGGCTGGCGAGATGCCTTCGGGTTGCTGTTCTTCCTGCATTTCGTTTGGATTGAATCCGATCTGGCTCCAATAGCGCGGATATAATTGCGCAAACTTTTCCGCCATCTCAGGCGTTTCAAATCGCACGATGTTCCGACGCCGCAAAGCTTCATCAAATGCGCTCTGACCGTAATCCCGTAATGCGCCTGTTTCATCAGTCATTAGGCGGGGATACACAATCGAACCGTTCTCGGTGTTAATATATTCCAGCATCTGCGTCATCGCGTTCTGTGGGCGCTGCACCGATGGCCTATTGAATGGAAACAATATGTCTCTGACGAATGGCGTTGCACTGTTATCGCGCAGCATACGCTCGACACCAAATTCACGATAGGCTTCGTCTAGTGTCCTATTGGGGTTGGTGTCGACCTGTGACATTCAGTCCTCCAGCTTGTCAGCGATGCGCTCGGCAAGCTTCTTATCAGAAGTGCGGGCATTAAACGAGACACCAAGTTCCTTCGCCTTGGATTCTAGTTCGTCGCGGGTCGGGGCTGATACCTCATCAATCGCGTCCTCGAACGCTTCAGCCGAGGCGATGATCTTCTTGGCGCTCTTGCTGCCGATGGCGGCTTCGTAAGACGGATGCCAGCCCTTAGCGATCAATGCGTCGAACGCTTCCTGATCCGCAGCGCCTTCGGTGTCGTATGTCTCACCGCCGGGCTTTCTGTAGGGGCCAGGAGTCCGATATAAAATGGTTGGAAAGTCGGTCATTTCTTTTTGCCTTTACGGGCCATTCCAGCCTCACTGAGAGCGATAGCGATGGCTTGCTTGCGGCTACCTGCCTTGGGTGCTTTCTTCGGCCCCTTGGGGTTTACGCCAGCGTGCAGCTTGCCTGCTTTATATTCGCCCATAACCTTTGCGATCTTGGCAGCAGCTTTGCCCATTTTCTTCGGCATCATGATACTCCTTTAAGAAGTTGGGGAGAGCCGACTTCCAAGGCCCTCCCCATCCCCTGTTAGACCTGATTAAAAATCAGAACACCGCACATTTCGGGGTTCGTCATCACAACGCCGTAGAGCGTATCCAGCGTGTAAAGCGTCTGGAAGGTCAACGGATCAAACCGCTTGGTCATCACCAGTTCGATGCCCTGATCGGTCGATGCACGCAGAACGTCTGCGCCAGCGCCATCGGGAACAGCATAGCGACCGGGAAGCAGTTCGATTGCATCCTTGCGCCAGAACGGGTTGATGCTGGTCGCACGGTTGTTCAGCAGGTTGATCGGAGCAGTGGCCGAGGTCGAAGCGACGAACACGTTCTGATACTGTTGTTCAGCGTCAGTCGGTGAGGAGTTCGCACCGATCATCGGCGGGCTGATAACCATGTTCGTGCCATCAACGATCGAGATGATGCGGAAGGTCTTAAGCTGACCTGTGCTGCGCTTCGTGATCTGATGGACGGCCTGAATGCCATCAACGGTGAACATATCGCCAGCAGTGAGGCCGGTTGTCGAGGAGACAGTGACGGTCTGATAGCGGTTGTCGACGTTGAGGACACCAGCGGTTGCCGTGGTGGTTGCACGCGGAACGAAACGAACCTGTGCGCCGTTGGTTGCAATCGTGCGGCTTGCCGAAGCAGCAACGCAGCGGTTGGCATAGTCCAGCTTATAGGTTTCGAAGCCAGCAACGGGGCCGACATACGAACGCTCGTAAGCATTGGCGGACTTGTTGCCGGTGAACGAACGAGTCGCCGCAGCCAAGTTGCCAGCCATGCCGTTGTAATCGCGGCTCGACAGAGCGAGATAGCGATCTTCCGACATAACGCCCTGTTCGTTCATGATGCTATCGCACAGAGCAATGTCATCATAATCGCCAGGAGCGCCAACGATGGGAACAACCAGCGTTCCCTGTGCCGAAGCAACGTCCATAACCGACAGGTTGATGTCCGAAGCAAGCTTCTGCTTTGCAGCATCGCCAAGGCGACCTTCCTGCAAGGCATCACGAAGCTGGAGCGAGTTCATCTGCCAAGCCGAGCATTTGCTGAAGCCAAGGGTCGAAGGAACCGAAAGCTGCGTCATGGTCGAAACGTTCGAAGCAATCGTCGAGCCGACGGTGCGGTTAAACGATTCACCGATATACGGCATCGGACGCCAGATGGTATCGCGTGCGCGTTCCATCGTTACGCCATTGGTGTTGTAGATGCTGACGTTTTTGGAAAGGATCAGCGCGTCGTTAAAGCCTTCGAGAAGGTTCTCAAATGCAACGACTTCCTCCTTTGAGAATGCGTTCATGGTATCAAATTCCTTTAATTAGGTTTTCTTGCCACGCTTGTAAGCCATGACCTTTGACAGATCGCCGGTCTTAAGGGCTTCTTCACGCAGCCGTTCAAGGGTTGAGTCTACAGAGCCTGAGATGCGGCCACCGCCACTGGTGATGGTGCGTTCTGGCGCTGCTGCTGCCTTGCGATTGGTCACTTTCAACTGAGTCTCCAGTTTAGCTACCGCGAAGGCAAACTTCACGGGGTCATTGATTGAGGCGAGTTCCTTGGCACGCTTTTGGCTCTTGCCCAGTGCATAAATCAGATGCGCGGGATTCTCGGCACCCTGAAGAACAATTCCCTGCTGCGTGACGTTGAAGGTATCGAGCGCGAACGCTTCGGCTTCTTCATAATCCCGCACCTTTAGCGAAGCCTTGGCTTTCGCATAGGAATCAAGCTTACCCTGCCACTCCTTGGCTTCAGCATCTCGCTGGGCCTCGATCTGGGCTTCGGCTGCATCATGTTCGCGTTTCTGCTCATACCATGCAGCAAGCTTGTTCTCATATTCGTCAGAGTCGTAATCGCAGCCCTCAAGCGTTGGCTTTGCTGACAGTGCAACCGGCTTGGTCTCAGTTGCAGTCGCGTTTAGCTTTGCTTCAAGTTCGCGGATTTGCCGTTCTTTTTCCCTGTTCGATTTACGCAACTCGCGCACCCATTTAGGCGCACGGGTTTCTTCCTCTTGAGGTGGCGATTCCTCACCAATGGAAATTACAATCTCATCCTCATCGACTTCTTCATCTTCGTCCAAGACGGCTATGGTCTCATCTTGGCTATCCAGATCAATCGCTTCGAATGCTTCGTCATTCTCCATTTCTGCCGTGTTCATATATTACCCCGTAAACTCACCCGAATTGCGTGGCGGGTGGAACCACATTGGTTTGCGGCTGTAATGCAGCCCCAATCTTTTCAGCCGACTCGATGGCCGACTTGCGCTGATCAATGTCGATGTTCGACAAGGTTTCAGCGGTCTTGGCGCGGGTTTCTTCCGTGCGTGCCAAGCTATATTGCGTATCGGCCTGGGCCTTCAGGCTTAAAGCTTCTGCCTTCTGTGCTTCTGCCATCAGATACATGGCTTGCGGGTCAGGCTGCTGTCCTTGCGCCATCATCGCTTCCATCATCTGCTGCTGTTCTTCCTCGGTCGGCTTCACAACGCCAAGCTGGACAAGCTTCGAACGGAAAAAGTCCTTAATGTCGCTAATGCCTTCGCCGTCCATGTTCATGATCGCCATCGACTGCAAAATCATCTGCGTTTCAGGATCACTTGTTACCTGCATCATGCCAGTCAGTGAGCGGACAGTGGCTTCGCGGCGGCTGGTGAACGACGGGCCAACATCGACCGCCACGTCAAAGGTCGCTTTGCTTAGGTCGTTTTCATAATCCAGTTCGCCGGATTCCTGGTCGATGATCGGCTTCATCAATTCAATTGAGCCGACCTGATCCATCTGATCAATCGACTTCATCTTGCGACCTTCTTCGACGTAAATGTCTTTAGCCATCGACAGCCATATCTCACCGCAGCGACGCATAGCCTTCGCCATGTTGGTCATGTAGATGAATGACTGCATGTCCAGGCGGGTCTGGATCATCTCAACGGCTTTACCGCTGATGTTGCTGACCATCTTGTCGGCTTGCTGGTTGTTGCCCAGAATCTCAGCCATATCCTGCTCAGTCAATTGGAGTAGTGCAGCCATCGCCGGGGGAATGTCGGAGGACTTGGTATAAGCAACAGGGCCAGCGGCTTGCATCTCGCCATTGGCGCCAGTGATCGGGTTGACCAGCAAATAAGGATAGTTGCGGATGTTATCCTCTGCCCACATCGCCTGATGACCGACAACCTGTTCAGGAACGAGGATCGGCTTTTCAATGGATGAAAGCGCACTGATCTCGCCCAGCTTTGAAAGCTGCATATTCTTCAGGCGCTGCGGATCTTTTGCTAGGCGGACGTGGCCCATGCAACGCTCGACGTTATCGACGAACCAACGCTTGCCGTAATAGGGAACAATCGGAATGTTCTTGCCAGCGATGTAGCCCATATCGTCAAGGATACCGCCACCGCTCATGATGTATTTGTGAACCTTGCGGCGTTTCACCCGCTTCTGGCGAACCTCGACCGTGCCGACAGCCAGGAGCGTTTCCTCCAGTGTGTCATCTGCGTCAAAGTCTGCTTGGGTGTAGCGTTCTTCCTCGCCGTCGATGGTCTGGAAGATGCGGATTGTTTCGCGCACTTCCTCGACGCGGTAATATTCCGCAACATACACAACGTCCGGCGTATCCCAGTCAAATTCGATCTGCTGGATTAGCTTGGGCCATGTTGCCGGATCATCCTGCCATTCAGCGATGTAGGCTTCGCGGGTCATTGAATACAGAACGAAACAGTATTTCGCGTCGGACTTGTCCTGGCGCTTTGCGTCTAGATCAAAGAAGACCGAGGAATCAGCGTCATAAATCGGCTCGAACCGAATGCGCTGCTTTTCGTTCTCATCGTCTTCATCGTCTTCATAGACTGTGCGAAGCCGCCAAGCACCGAAGCCACCGCCAACACCTTCCTCGAAAGCATTGTCGAACGCTTCATCTGCAACGCTGTCCTGTTCGTCAGCGCGATACAATCCGTTGCAAGTCTCAGCGAGTTTGTCGTTGTTGCTGCCGTCCTTGGATACGAAGTCGACGGAAATGCGGTTGTTGCGATATTCGTTTATGATTCTGATAACGCTTAGGTGAACCTTGTTGACCTCAAAGCGTGGCTTGTTCTCGAATTGCTCACCGATGGGGCCTTCCCATTGTGCGCCAGCGAGGGAATAGAAACGGCGGTCTTGGAGGCACTGTAGGCGTTCATCACGCATGGCGGTCTGGCAGCGGTCAAACTCATTCAACGCACTTTCGTGTACGTTGCCAAGCCGCTGTTCTCTAGTCAATCGCGCCATTTACCACCTGTTCACCGTTGCCAGAGGCTGAAAGTCGATTGGCGTTTTGGGCGCTGCACGACGGCTAGCCTCAAGGCTATACCTTAAAGCATCAATAACATGATTGTCTTTGTCGGACAAGACCGGCAGCACTTGCCCTGTCAAGGGGTCTGTTTTGTAGCTGTAGCAGGTCAATTCATCAATCGTATGGGTGCAGCGAGGGTGAACCACAATGTCGTGCGACTTAAGCCATTCCACGCCTTCCTCGACCGACTTGGGGCCTTTGACTGCCGACATAATCTTCGGGAAGCCATTCTTCTTCATGTGGCTGATTGTCTCAGGCCGTGCGCTATCAGCGATGATCGGCCACTTTTCGGATTCTGGAACCGTCAGGAATAGCGAAGGCGTGTCCATAATCTCACAGCCGACCTGATAGGCTTCGTAATCGACATAGATCGTTCTGCCGACAACGTGGCAGCGGATGAGGACTGTCGGGTCAGATGCGAAGCCCCAGTCAGCGCCCAGGCGGTGCGTTGCGTCTTCAGGCGCCTCAAATTCCTCAACCTTCCAATTGCGGAAGACGCGGCTTTCGCTGTTAGATACATAACCGCCGAGCCAGACGTGTTTGTATTTGTCTGGGTCGCGGCCTCGGTCATATTCCATTTCAGCGCGGAGAACGTCAGGGAACCAAGGATTGTCTTTATAGTTTACCTCTTGGACGATTGCGTCAGGCGGTGGGTTCGCGCCGCGAAGCAAAAGGTCAATCGGGTCGGTGTCTTTGCTGGGGTTCCATGTGAACCACAATTCCGATTCAGGCTTACGGATTGTTGGGCGAAGCAGATCGAGCGACCGTTGCGATAGGCTCTGCGCTTCCTCCACCCATGCACAGTCATAGCCTTCGAGCGACTTAATGGAATCGCTGGTGTGGTTCTGCATCCCTTGGAAGATGATCAGTCCATCACCGTGGCGTGATTTTATCTGAAATTCCTGCACCTCGAAATAATCTTCAACGCCAAGTTGCTCGATCTTCAATTCCAGCAGGCGCTTAACTGATTGGCTTAGGGACTTCTGGATCTCACGGACGCAGACGGTGCGGCGCTTCGGGTCCATCACATGGGCTTCGATCACGCATTCAGCGAAGGCATGGGATTTGCCAGAGCCGCGGCCACCATGTGCGCCTTTATAGCGTGATGGCCTGAGGAATGGCTTGAACCAGCGAGGTGTTTTAATCGTTAGCGTCTTTGCCATCAATCACCTCACGCTGGATGCGCTGGATCAGACTGCCGTTGATGCTGACCTTTGACGGCTCGTTATATCCATGCATTGCGTTAAGCTCTTTGACTGCTGCAACCTTTACCGATCCAGAGCCTTCGCGATACGCTTGCACCAGTGCTTTGACAGACATTTCACGCGACCAAAGCTGCTTTTCCTGCACCTCTGAACGAAGCTCTTTAATTCTATCCGTCACCTTACCGTTTTTCATCAACTCTGATGCGCGGGCATAAATGACGTTATCCTTCATCCCTTCGGCGTCATAGGCAGCGCGGTAAGCGTCGGCTTGTCCTAACCCATCAGCGATGCCCTGGCAGAACGCTTCCTGCTTTGCGGTGAGGTTAACGTGAGGCATCGAACGCCTCTCCTGTCTCTGCGTGAATGGCTTTCTGGCCTGTGAAGTCCTGCCAACGCTTGATGATTACGTCGCAGTATTTTGGATCAAGCTCCATCATACGACAATTGCGGCCTGTCTTTTCACAAGCAATCAGTGTGGATCCAGAACCTCCGAATAAATCTGTGACTGTATCTCCGCCCTTGCTGCTATTGGAAAGCGCCCTTTCAATTAGAGCGACTGGCTTTGGTGTGGTGTGTCCTTCTACGCGCTCCTTGTCAAAGCGCCACACGCTGACCTGTTTGCGATCACCATAGAATGAATGCGTTCCCCCCTTCATCCATCCATAAAGGCACGGCTCGTGCTGGCTTTGATAATCTGTGCGGGAAAGCGTCAAACTATTTTTCGCCCAAATCACCATGCTTGAGAAATGAAAGAACTCTCGGAACACGCTATGAAAAATGTCGGCGCACTTGTCGCTATGGAAAACGTAGATTGATGCCCCTGACTTGGATGTTGCCAAGTAGCTGGAAAATGCCCCTCGCAGCAATCCATCCAGACCAGATCGATCATCGTTGTTAATACCTTTGTAATCCACTCCATACGGCGGATCGGTAAACACCATGTCAGCCTTTGCGCCATCCATCAGCTTATCGACTGCATCAATGCTGGTGCTGTCTCCGCACATCAGCCTGTGATTGCCAAGCACCCAAACGTCACCCAGGGCGGTCTTCGGTGTCTCAGGCACTTCGGGGACAGCATCTTCGTCGGTCAAGCCTTCTGTCGGCTCTGGAATCAACAGGCCATCAAGGAACTTATCGTCAAAGCCGAGCAGTCCAAGGTCGAAGTCATCTAGCTTTAAATCCTCAATCTCTGCCTTCAGCATATCCATGTCCCACCCTGCGTTTAGAGCAAGCTGGTTATCAGCTATCACCAGGGCGCGTTGCTGGGCCTTGCTGAGATGATCGAGGACTATTGCGGGGACTGATTCCATTCCAAGCTTACGGGCTGCTAGAAGGCGTCCGTGGCCTGCGATGATGGTGTTATCGTCGTCAATCAGGATTGGCACGGTCCAGCCAAACTCTTTGATGCTGGCAGCAATCTGTGCCACTTGGGCATCGCTGTGCGTGCGGCTGTTGGCGATGTAGGGTATCAGGTCTGCGACTGGGCGCGTTTCAATCTTCAGTGTCATCTCAGCTTCCAATATGGACTGGTGGTGGGACTATATCGCTTTCAGGCTGGCCGCACAAGTCACCGGCTTTTCAACTCCATATCCCTGTAGGCGACCACATATGCGACAGGCAGACCACGCTTTCGGGCTGTTGCTGATATATCCATCTTTTTTAGCTTCATGGTGGAGGCTTTCTGGAGGTCTATAATATACTGGGTTAGGGGGAATTTACTCTGATTCATGCGCTTCTAAAATTGCTCGGCCAATAAGTTCAGGTATCTGCGGGACTACGGCGTTTCCAAGGGCTGAAGTTCTGTCCACCCTATTGGGAATCCCATCACTTCCTCGGCAAAGGCCGGATGCAGATAGATCGGATCGTCTGGCCCAGTCCGCAGCCCTTCTGACATTTTCGCTCCACGAAATTCCGTAGAGCCTCGAAAACGCATTCTGCCAGCGCCCTTCGGTTCGTTCTTGCCGAGGGTAGGCAACAATCCAAACCCTGTCGCGTCTGTGAGGGAGGCCAACGTGGGAAGCTGGTATACAGTGCCAGATTGCATCATACCCGATCTGGGCCAAGGTTCCGAGAACGGCATCCAACCCTCTACAAAGCAACGCGCCGACGTTCTCCAGGATAACGAATCTAGGTCGAAGTTCGCTAATAAGACGGGCGACTTCAAAGAATAATCCGCTTCGCTCTCCAGCAAGCCCCCCCCCCTTTCCTGCAACGCTAATGTCTTGGCATGGGAAACCGCCGCATATTCCGTCAACGGCAATTCCATCGGCAGCAAGTCGCTCTGCGGTAAGTTCGCGCACGTCTCGGTAGCAGGGGACGCTGGGCCAGTGCTTTTTGATGACATTCCTTGGAAACTCCTCAATTTCACAAAATGCGACGGTTTCAAATCCGCCAGTGCGTTCAAGGCCAAGACTGAAGCCTCCTATCCCGCTAAACAGATCGAGAACCTTTAGCTTGCTCATTCTGCGTCATACCAACTTAGCGCGGCACGCTTTGTCTGCTGTCCAGGCTCATTGCCCGGTAACCAATAGCGCGGCGGCTTTTCGTAATCGCAATTCAGATAACCTCGATTCCAAGCAATCCGGCGGATGTTGAATGGCAACCGATCAATCGCAGACTGAGATATGTTCCCTTCCTTGATCTGCTTCATCGTGCGGTCAAAGTCAGTTTCAACGGATTCTAATCGCGGATGACCATCGGCACCAACCACCCATTTTATGTCATGGCGGATAACCTGATCATTTCCGCCCTTTTCGTGGCCATGAAGATATTTGTTCCAGTGATCGCACCATCCCTGCGGCGTGCGCTTTTCACCCTCTTGTTTCGGAGCGGATTTTAACAGGCGGTTATTCATATGAACCCTCAATCAGTTTAGCCAAGCTTTTCGGCTGGAGGAAAAAATCAAAGTCGGCTTTCCAGCTACGGTCGTTCTGCCCTTGCAGAAACCGGCTTCGTCGAATCGTGGCAAGTGCATCTTGAAATTCTTCCAGCGAGGTATCCTTGCACCTGGCCGCAAGTTTGCGCTTTCGATCCGCAGTCAGCTTGACCACCCTCGCCAAGCCAAGCTCGGCAGCAGTGATATTCCATGCCTCAACAATTTCAATCGGGCGGACGGGTGAAACGCCAGTTTCACTAGAACCTTTAGGTTCTATAAGCGGTTCTTGGTTAGTGGTTAGTGGTTTATGGTTAGTGGTTAGGGTTACGACTGGGATGCTATCCGGTTCCGACTGGAAACCCACTGGGTTTTTGATCTGTTGTTTTTTAACGCTTTTTGGTCTTCCACCCTGCTTGCCATTGGCGCGATTGCGCTCCGCTTGCTTGTGATATTCGGCTATTTCTGCATCGCAACGCGTATGCCTAAAGCCATCATCTGACCGTTTAAACATGTCATTGAGAACGATCTGAACAACTTCGGTATCCATTCGGATACGTCTCGCAACCCACTGGGTTTCCAATGGGATTGGTCTTTCGTTTTCGTAATACATGTCAAGCAAGCGGCGGTAGGCTAAGTCCTCATCATTCGACAAGTGCCTGGTTGATCTGGCGTAATCGCCAATGCTAAATCGGTAATAGTGCATCGCGCCTACTCCACTGGGAGGCGCTTAAAGTCCCCGCACCAATCTGCTCGATACACCTTGGGCCAAATACCCCTGCCGGTTACAATATCTTGGTATGGCGCTTTCTTGCGACAAAGCATCTCTGGATTTTCTCCGAAGCTAATATCGTCAAAGAATCGGCAGTTTTCACAGACTCTGTCTATGATGTCATCAACCGCAATGTGTTGCGGGACGGGTGCTTTAATGGTAAGTGTCTTGCGTTTCATGCGAACGTCCTTTCGCGTGTGTGGGCGGGTTGAGCTTGCAGGCTCCCCGTCCACATTCTTTTCCATATTTTGGCGTTTAAGTCAATCTCAGTTCCCAGTCAGGATACAGATGCCGGAACAGTGCAGCGCGAAGCGGGAAGTCTCTGCTGATAGCCAACTTGGTGGGCGGCTTAACATCCTCCGCGATCAGCTTCCCTCGCTCGACGTACGAAAAATCGGGTCGATAAGATGCAGTCCGTCCGTTGCTCATTTTCAAGGGCTTACCGTTGATCACGAACTCAAACTTCGGCTCGATTGTCAGCCCTTCGATCTCCCGGCCTCGCTGTAGCAAATGCAGTTGATCGCAACGCTTGGCTTCACGCTTTGAGGCGTGCAGATGCCCAGCAGAGCAGGCGGTTTTCTTAGCGAAGTATTTAGTCACGCAAAGCCATTTCTACACGCTCGACAGCGGCTGCGAAGTCATCATCAATGGCGATAAGATCCTGAACCACCCGCACGCCATGAAACGCTGTGCTATGGTCTGTGCGGCCCAGCATACGCGCCATCTGAAGATAAGACATATGCGGACAGTTTCGGCTCATCACATACCAAGCCACCTGTCTCGCCCTGACCGGCTTTTTCTTTCGGCTGTTGCTTTCCAGACTTTCCTTGTCGATCTGAAACTCATTCATCACCGCTTTGACCACGGACAATCCGCTTCGCCTTGATCGAAGCACGGCGGCTGGCCGATACCATTTCGGAAACATGTTCATTGTGCCAGCCTCCGATAATATTCAATTTCGTGAGGCTTCAGCTTGCTGTGCTTCAGGTGATACGATGCCAGCGCGGCCAATAGCGGATCGTCTGTTCTGCGGCGGATATGACCGCGAAAGCTTCGATCGCTTTTGAAGTCCCAGCCGGACGGATTGCCTTGTCCTGGCAGGTATTTCTTCGGAAGGGATGCACGCATTTTAGCCATGTCGGTTTTAGATAAGGTCACGCCGAAGCGGTGGCGAACATGGGCGAGGATGGTGCTGTCATCGCTGATGTATGTGGCGAGATAACGGGCTAGGGCTATCGCGGTCGATGGAGATTCATAGATCATGGCTGAAGCCTTTCAACCAGATCGCTGCGGTTCATTGCCTTAGCCATCTCGATAGCCTTTTGACGGGCTGCAACACGGCTGGGCAGGAATCGCCCTTCATTGTCACGGGCCTGCTTGGCTTTAAACCAACGCCTTAAAACGCTTTTAATCATGATAGTTCTCCGTTGCTTTTTTAAATGCTTCTACAAATTCAGAATAACCCAAGCTGCACAGCAGGCTGTTGGATGCTTGATCGAACGCTTTGTGCAGTTCGTTGCCGCTGAAGTTGGTCGTAAGTTGCTCGGCTAATGCCTTTGCCTCTGCGGGCGTGATCGGGCATGTTTTCGAGGTGGTCAGCATATGCCCGTCTGCCACGCCACGGATCGCCAAGTGCTACGTCCATTGCGCTGTCCCG